ATTGTATCTCTGTGAATGATGCATTTGTAATGAATGCTTGGGCTAGAGATTTACAAATTAAGAACGTCAAAATGATACCAGATGGATGTGGTACATTTACTAGATCAATGGGAATGTTGGTAAACAAACCTAAACAAGGTTTTGGTATGAGAAGTTGGAGATATTCAGCCATTATAAATGATGGTGTAGTTGAAAGCTTTTTTGAAGAACCTGGATTTAATGATTTTAGTAATGATGATGACCCATATACTGTCTCTGCACCAGAGCACGTAATGAAGTATTTACAATCATCAGCACTTGACTCAAATGCAATATAGTGATATAATGAGAGTGTCAATTGGCAGGGTGGTAATCCGCTAGCGTGGAGCCACCCTTTTAGAATTATGAATAGTAAAGAATTTAGTTTAGAAATAGAAAAAATAGTTAGAGAAAAAAAAGACTTAACCTATATGGATGCAGTCATATGGTACTGTGAACAAAATGATATTGATGTTGGAACTGTAAATCCTTTAATTAGTAAAACACTAAAACAAAAAATAGAAATGGAAGCACAAAAGTTAAACTTTTTACCAAAGACTGGAGTGCTACCTGTATAACAATGGTAGAATTTGATTACAAATTAGATTATAAAAACATTTTGTTTAGACCAAACGACAATAGATACAGAATAGGTCGTGGTGAACAAGGTGTATTATTAGTTAGACCATATACAGATGTTATCTGTAAACATTGGCGTTTTAAAACTCTTAAAGAAGCCAAAGTATCATCACAAAAAATATTTGATATGTATTTAGATTATAGAATACAAAAAGACTTTGTTGGTATGGATATGTGTAGAAAGTTTTTAGAAATGGGTTTTACAAGAGCTAGAAGATATGCCAATCATAAAGATGGAAAGAAATATGGTAAGGATGGTAAAGTATTACCACAAGCAAAAGATTGGGCAACAAGTGAAAAGGCAAAAGCTGCTAAAAGATTTAAACAGTTTAGAGATTTAGTAACAACAGATGCTTTTTATATTGGTATGAGAAAAGTATGGAGAGATAAAGAGAATGTACGGAGGGTTTGATGTATTTAAAATATATATGGCAGTCAAACTACATTTTACTACCGATACATATGACTACTATAAATATGGAGGCAAAGTAAATTGTAAGTTAGATACATTTACAAAAAGAAACGACAGGTACTTTTTTCACAAATTAAGTACAATGTATGATAAAAATGATATACTAGATTTCTTTGTATCTAATTTTTTAGCAGATAGTAAAAAATGGGTAGGAAGTTTATTAAGAAATGATGGTAAGGAAGTTTACTTGGAATATAGAAAAGTTAAAGACGCTTGTGAATACAATTTTAGAAGTGACTGTATACTCCTTGCTGATGATTTTAGCACTTCTGGCGTTTCTTTTGATGGTGGTTTACTCGTACATAACGGCCAGCATCCACGACTTCTACGATTACTCCTTCAGAAAAAAATCAGAATTCAGACGGCAGTCGTATTGGATAATATCTTATCGTATTGTAAGAATTGGAGTAAAGAAATTAAAGAACGAGTTGTTTGGCCTCATTGGGAAAATAAAATTGTTAAATTAAAACCATTTATGAGTTATAATCAAACACAATGTAAACTAATTATGAAAGAGGTTTTTGTCAATGGCAAGTAGGGATCAAAGGGTTATTTGTTTAGGTAATGGAAAAAGTAGAAAAGGTTTAGACCTTGACCGATTATCATTATATTTTACAATGTATGGATGTAATGCATTATATAGAGATTGGACACCAGATGTATTGATAGCTGTTGACCACGGTATAATGCACGAGATATATCATAGTGGTTTTGGTTATGATACACCTTGTTATTTTAGAGATTGGACAAAGATACCAGGTGATGCACACGATAGTTTAATTTATAGTGGTCTTACTGATGATGAGTTAAATGCAGCAAAAGAGTGGGATGTTGTAAGAACTAATAAAAGAACAGATGAGCAAGAATTTGTTATGCATGGTGCACAGATAAAAGGTATTGTAAGTATCTTAAAAAGAACTGGTGGTAAAAAAGAGATCAGAGGTAAAAATGTAAATCATACTTCTCTGTGTGTTAGTTGGACAAGACCAGATGACAAAGTAAAAGATTTAAAAGAGTTAATGTGTAAGCCTGATGGATCAAACCACGATTATGGATGGTCAGCTGGACCTACGTCAGGTTTTATTGCTTCTAAAAGAGAAAATCCTACAGAGATATATTTGGTTGGCCACGATTTGTATAGTGCAGATAACAAAGTAAATAATCTATATGCAGGAACACAATACTATGTACACGAAGAACATAGTCCAACGCCGTGTGTAAATTGGATACGACAATGGCGTGATTTGATGGCTTGGAGACCTGATATAATGTTCTACAAAGTAAATGAATTCAACGATGGTAGAGATAAAACTAACTCACCTATAGAAGAATGGAAAGATATTCCTAATCTAAAATACATAGACCTAAATGCACTTGACAGAATGTGTCAGATGTAGTATAATGAGATATGTTTGATGGAATAATATACAGTTTACTTAATTGGGTTGATAGAACAAGTGCCAAAATTAGGGAATATATGATTAATAAATCATTACCTAAACCTTGTAGATCAGCTAGTGAGTGGGCTAAAGATCATAAGAAGTGGAAAGAAAAGAAAAAATAGAACTTTTTACTCTTATAAATAATATTGATACCGATAATACAGGTAACACAAATACAATAATACAAGTAGAATACGAATATGGACTTTGAAACATTAAAAACAAGCAGAAGTAATTTTGAGAAACTTACCAAAGCGATAGAATCAAAATTAGATCAGAACGACAATCAATCCAAAGACAAATATACTGACGAAAGAATCTGGAAACCAGAGTTAGATAAAACTGGTAATGGCTATGCTGTTATTAGATTTTTACCTGCAGGTTCTGGTGAGGATATGCCGTGGACTAGAGTATGGTCACATGCATTCCAAGGACCAGGTGGTTGGTATATTGAAAACTCACTAACAACTTTAAATCAAAAAGACCCTGTGTCAGAAGAAAACACTAGACTATGGAATACTGGTGTTGAATCTGACAAAGAGATTGCTAGAAAGAGAAAAAGAAAATTATCTTACTTTGCAAACATACTAGTGGTTAGTGATCCTAAAAATCCTCAAAATGAGGGACAAGTAAAATTATTCAAATTCGGTAAAAAGATATTTGATAAGATTGCTGAAAAGATGAGTCCTGCATTTGATGATGAAAAGGCTATCAATCCATTTGATTTTTGGGAAGGTGCAAACTTTAAACTAAAAATTAGAAAAGTTGATGGATATTGGAATTATGACAAATCTGAGTTTGAAGCTGTAACAAAAGTTGCTGATAGTGATGACGCTATCAAAGCTATTTGGGAAAAACAGTATGCTCTAAAACCTTTCTTGGCACCAGATAATTTTAAGACCTATGATGAACTCAAAGAGAAACTGATTAGGGTTATTTCTGGTACTAGAAAAACTGAAACGGTGGAAAATGTAGACCTCCCTCCTCAAACCAACGGTTCAGTTAAAAGTAAACCTGTAAATACTCCTTCGGCTGGTGATGAAGATGACGATACGTTGTCTTATTTTAGTAAGTTAGCTGAAGACGAGTAATCTCTCTCAATTACATTTTACTTTAAGGGGTGTCCAGTAATGGGCATCCCTTTTTTTATGTATAAATATATACAATGGCCAATATATTAGATAGACTTAACACTAGAGATGGTGGTATAGATAGATCAGCAGAATGGTATAGAAATACTGTTCGTAAACTAGGTACCAGAGTGACTGCTAATCAAATGATGAGAGATGGTACTCTAACTAATAGACCAAACATTGGATTGTTGAACTTATTTTTTTACGACCCAAAGTATAAAAAGACTTTACCTTATTATGACATATATCCATTGGTATTACCACTAGATACAATACCAGGTGGGTTTGCTGGAATAAACTTTCACTATCTAGCACCATTACAAAGGTTTAGATTATTAGAAAGATTAGAAAGTTTTAAGAATAAAAGACAAATTGATAATAAAACATTATTGAATGTAAATTTAAGTAGAGTTAGAAATATACCAGAAGTTAAACCAATTATAAAAAAATATTTGTTCACGCATGTTAGGTCAAGGTTTTTAAAAGTAGATTTAACACAAGCTGCATATGCAATATACCTACCTGTACAAAGGTTCCAAAAAGCATCTGCACAAAGTGTATATCGTAAAACTAGAGAGGCAATAGAGTAATGGCAATATTAAGAGGTGGTAAAAGAATTGGTGGTTTTGATATTAGGGTAGGTATACCTAGAGATAGAAGTTTAGATAATGTCAATAACGATCCAAGATTTAGACAACGAGCTGGTGGTAATCCTGAAACTACAATGGGTAGATTTCAAGCTATGGTTAATGAGGCTGAAGGATTTGCACGTAAGGCTAGATACTATGTTGAGTTTTACTTACCAAAGAGTATTCCTATAGCAGGTGTTGTACCAGGTGACGAAAATAATGATGTAAGTGGTGCATCTATGGAACAACGTATGGCATTTAGACAACAAGGTGAAATGAATGCTGTACAAATGGCTAATGCTAGACGAGTACAAGCATTTTGTAACTCTATATCAATGCCAGAGAAAGAAATACAGACCAAAGAGATCAAACATAATGGTCCTCCAAGAAGATTTGCATATGATTATAAGGCAACAAGTATAGATGCTACATTTTATGCAGATAAGTTTATGAGAGAACGTAGTTATTTTGAGATGTGGCAGAATGCTGCATACAGTAATACAACACATAACTTTAATTTCTATGATAACTATGTTTCTGATATGAATATATTTCAGTTAGGTAGTTTTGAAAGTAGAAACGAAAGAGATGACATAACTTATGGAGTTAAATTGTTTGATTGTTTTCCTAAAATTGTTAGTAAAGTAGATTACGCTCACACGGCAAATGAGATA